TGGACAAGGCGTACACGCACTACGACAACGGCCTGCTGGATGAGGCGGACATTGCCGAGGTGGAAGCGCTGGCGCAGGCGTATTATGATGCGCTGGACGCAAGAGAGAGCGCAGATGAGGTTGCGGAGACGCCGGATGTGCCGGAGGTTGACGGCGCTGAAAATACCACCGACGAATGATAGGAAGTGATACCATGATTTTTAGCGGAAGAAATCTCGTGAAGTACCCGTACAGCTGCTACGGTTACACGCGCGGCGGCGGCAAGACCTGGCACGGCGGCATTGATGTTTGCGGTATGGATGACGACAAAATCCGCATGCCCGGCTACAACGGCAAGAGCATTGCAGGAACCGTCGTTACAGCCCGCATCGTGACGAACAAGAGCAACAAGACATGGGAATGGGGCTATTATATCTGCGTGAAGCTGGACTCAAACCAGACCCCGGATGCAGTGAATTACCTGTATTTTTGCCACTGCTCCAAGTTGCTTGCAAGCGTAGGGCAGAAAGTAAAGACCGGCGATGTGCTGGCGGTTGTCGGACAGACTGGCAACGCAGCAGGCACATGGACGCACTGCCACTTTGAAGTGCGAGCCACTGCCACGAGCAAGGGCCTTGACCCGACTGCGTATGCAGGCATACCCAACAAGGCGGGCACATACGGTGGCCAGCCTGTGCAGCCCAGCGGCGAGGAAGTTCTGATTGATGTGTCTCACCATCAGGGCGCTATTGACTGGGCAAAGGTTCCCTACCGTGCCATTGTTCGCATCGGGTATCGCGGATACGGCAGCGGAAAGCTGATGAAGGACGAGCAGTACGATGCTAACCTTGCCGGGGCGAAATCAAGCGGAAAGCTGTTCGGCTTTTATTTCTTCTCGCAGGCGGTCACAGTGGACGAAGCCCGCGAGGAAGCTGATTTCTGCGCAAGCCTTGCCCCGACAGGCTATCCCTTGTTCTTCGACAGCGAATGGGGACACACAACCAAGACCGGCGTTCACGATGGCCGCGCCGACAACCTGACGAAAGACCAGCGCACGGCAATCGCAATGGCATTTTGCGAAAAGGCCAAAGCGCACGGATTCACGGCAGGCATTTACACCTTTACGGCGTTCGCAAGCGCAAACATCGACTACACCTATTTGTGTGAAGATTACATCGGATGGCTTGCCGACACGCGCACGAACTACGACACGAGCCTGCCACGATACATTCACCAGTATAGCCAGACCGCAGAGGGCGGCGTGCCGGGCATCACTGGCGTGGTTGATTTGAATCATCTGGTAAAGGCTCTGCCAGCGGTGGACAAGCCCGCAAGCAAGTTACAAGTGATTACCATCGGGCCGGTGACGCAGGGCGATGCAGACGCAATCTACTTGCTGTGCAAGGAACGCGGCCTGACGGATGCCGGGCTGTACAAATCTGAATGGGCGGAGGTATGATGCCGATGCAGCATGTATTCTCGTTTACGCTTGCGGAGGCCTGGGCGTTTTTAATTTACGCGGCGGGCGCTGCCGCCGGACTGTATGCCGGGGGCGTGGCCATCAGCAAAGTCATCACCGCCGTAAAAAAGCCGAAGACCGACCAGGACAAACGCATTACCAAGCTTGAAGAGCGGGTGAACGCCATGGAGGGATTCTTGAAAAACGACAAACAGCGGCTTGACCGCATGGACGAGGGGCAGCGTGTGACCATGCAGGCGCTGCTTGCCCTGCTTGACCACAATCTGGATGGAAACAACATTGACCAGATGCAGAAAGCAAAGAAAGATTTGCAAAAGCATCTGATCGGGTGAAAGAAGGTGCATATCAATGGGCGATTTTTTGAAAAATCTTGCAGCGCTTATCAAGGTAAAAACCATTGTAACGCTTGTGGTGGTTGCGGTGTTTGCTACAATGGCCTTGCGAGGGGCACTGCAGGCTGACACGGTCATGACCATTGTGACAATGGTCGTGGCCTTTTATTTTGGCACACAGACCGAAAGCAAGAACAAGAAGGATGAGTAATCATGCCAAAGTTTGATTTTGTCGGTGGTTTGCTGACCGATGAAGAAACAGATGTTTTGCAGCTTCGGCGGCGCGGCTGGCGCAATGCTGATATTGCGGCAGAACTGAATTGCAGCGAGCGCACGGTAAAACGGCGCGTACACAGCATCAAAAACAAAATAGGCTGATTTAAAAGGCGCGGCTGCTTTTGTGGCCGCGCCTTTTTTATTTTGTCCCAAAGACGGCACAATGTTGGCACTTTACTGGCCTACGTTGTGCCGTCTTTTTTTGTACAATTTATATAAAAGGAGCGGTTCGGATGGCATACAAGCAAATCAACCTAAACCCGGAACAAAAGCGCGTTGGAGATTGTACAGTCAGAGCCATTGCAGCCGCAACGCATCAAGAGTGGGCGACTGTATATGCGGCGCTTGTGCTGGCAGGATTTGAACTTCATGATATGCCGTCTGCAAACTATGTCTGGGGCAGTTATCTGCGGCGATGTGGGTGGAAGCGCTACACGTTGCCAAATAGCTGCCCGGATTGTTACACAGTGGCGCAGTTTGCAAAAGACCACTCGGACGGCACGTATATTTTGGCAATGGCTACGCATGTTGTGTGCGTGCAAAATGGCGATTGGCTGGATACATGGGACAGCGGCGATGAAGTGCCGCTGTACTACTGGCAGAAAGGATGATTGACTATGGCGTTTGGCGTACCGTATCAACCCGGCTATATGCCGAACTATTATCCAATGGGGCAGCAGATGCCGTCGGCCATGCCCGATCAGCTTGCGCAGCTTCGACAGGCAGCGTATCCGCAGCAGCAACCGGCACAGCAAAGCTCGCCTATTATCTGGGTGCAGGGTGAAGAAGGAGCCAAAGCGTATATGGTGGCGGCAGGGAACAGCGTACTGCTGATGGACAGCGAAAACAGCACATTTTACATTAAGGCCACCGACGCCAGCGGTATGCCTCAGCCATTGCGCGTTTTTGACTACTCGGAACGCACGGCAAGCCAGAAACAGCCCGCACAGACCGCGCAAAAACCGAAAGAGGAATATGTCACACGGCAAGAGTTCAACGCGCTGACAGCCCGCTTTGACGCGCTGGCGGCAGATAAACCTTTGACGCGCAAGAAAAAGGAGGCAGACAATGAGCAACCATCTGTTTAACGCTCTTGGCGGCGGCAAAATGCCGGGCGCAATGGGACAATTCCAGCAAATGATGCAGCAGTTTCAGCAGTTCCGCAATAACTTTCAGGGCGACCCCAAACAAGAGGTGGAAAAGCTGCTGCAATCCGGCAAGATGAGCCAGCAGCAGCTAAACCAGCTGCAAGCGATGGCGCAGCAGTTTCAGAGCTTTTTAAAATAGGTTCAACCCGTGCGCACGGTGAACAATACATTCAACTTTTGAAAGGAGTTAAACATGAGTCTTTCTTCGGACGGCACTGTTATGACAATGCCTGTTCAGCCCGCGAATACGGGCAATGGTAACGGCTGGGGCTTTGGCGGCGATGGTGCGTGGTGGATTATTATTCTCTTCCTCTTCGTTTTCTGCGGCTGGGGCGGCAACTGGGGCAACAACGGCTTTGGCGGCAACGGCAGCACCGGCGCAGTTGATGGATACATCCTCACCAGTGATTTTGCCAACGTTGAGCGCAAAATCGACGTCGTGAACAACGGCCTGTGCGATGGCTTCTATGCTCAGGCACAGCTTGTCAACGGTGTGCAGAACGCTATGCAGCAGGGCTTTATGTCGGCTGAAATCAGCCGCGCAACCCAGCAGGCTGCATTTATGCAGCAGCTCAACGCCATGCAGATGCAGCAGGCAAATTGCTGCTGCGAGACCCGTGAAGCGATTCAGGGCGTAAACTACAACCTTGCTACGCAGGCTTGCGACACGCGCCAGACCATTCAGAACGGCACTCGGGACATCATCGAAAACCAGAACGCGAACGCCCGCGCTGTGCTTGACGCACTGACGGCGCAGCGCATTGAGGCTAAAGATGCCAAGATTGCCGAGCAGAACCAGCAGCTTTTTGCCGCACAGCTTGCCGCAAGTCAGGCTGCGCAGAATGAAACGCTGAAAGCCTATATGAGCGGACAGCTTGCTTACTACAACCCCCGCCCTGTTCCGGCTTTCCCCGTTCCTGCTCCGTATCAGTATGGAAATTGCGGCGCCTGCAACGGCTGCGGATGCTAAAAATGAATACGGAAACTTGTCGGAACATCTGACATGTTCGGCCCCGTGCCGATAGTGCAAAATGTGGCGGGGCAATCGTCCCGCCACTATCTTTTTTTGAAAGGAATGATTTTATGGCTGAATTTACAAACGCCAATACCGTGAGCGTGGCAGCAGGCCAGAATGTGCCGTTGACAGAAACGGCAGTAGCGGGTAAGGGCTGCATTGTGCATCGTGAAGGTGCAGGAATTGTCACCCTGCGAGGGCTTACGAACCAGTGCAAAGCTCGTTTCAAAGTGGGATTTGGTGCAAACATTGCTATCCCTACCGGCGGCACAGTGGGAGCTATTACGGCTGCGCTTGCCATCAACGGTGAACCGCTGAACAGTGCGACTGCAATCGTGACACCGGCAGCAGTAGAAAACTATTTTAATATTTACGTCACGGCTTTTGTCGAAGTTCCGCGCGGCTGCTGCCTGACCGTTGCCGCCGAAAATACAAGCACACAAACCGTTTTGTTTGCGAACGCAAACTTTGTGGTCGAGAGAGTGAGCTGAAAGGAGTAAACCATGAGTAAAAGAGTTTTGTATGACTTGAAAGACATGCTGTGCGCAGAACTGGACGAAATCGGAAAGAAGGGTGAAATGTCTGCCGGTGACTTGGAAACTGTTCACAAGCTGACTGACACTATCAAAAACATCGACAAAATTGTCATGCTGGAAGATGACGGTTACAGCCGCGATGAGGATTACAGCCGCGATGGTGATTGGAGCGCCAATATGCGCGGCAATTATGGACGCGGCAGCAGCTATGCGCGGCGCGGTTCGCATTATGTGCGCGGCCATTACAGCATGGACGATGGACGCGATTCACTGATTTCCCGCATGGAAGATATTATGCGCGGGGCTGACAGCAAAGACCGGGAAGTTATCCAGCGGTGCATTGACACGATGCGAAACGGTTAAAGTGAGGTGTAAGGGCTATGGTTGACGTGCGAGAGATTGACGGCGCTATAGCCGAAATCGAAAACAGCGAACTCACCATGACCAGAGTTAAAAATTTAGCGGCATTGTATGTTGTGAAAAATCAGCAGCTTGCATATGCATCCCATTCCACGCAGAAAGCAGAACTGCAAGAGCCTGTGCGCTACTACGAAGCGGCAGAGCCGTCTACAAGGGCTGCTGTTGGCAGCAGTGACTTTTTACGGGCTGTGTCAAACGTAGACACCACAGCGGCGCTGAACGTGCTGGATGAGCTTATGTCAGCCTTGTATGTAGCAAACCCTAAAGTTTATAATGGCGTAATGCGGAAATTGGAGCGTTTACAGGATGAGTGAATTTTTGGAGATTGTAAAAAAGGCCGATACCGGGCGAGTGTGGCGTGTGCTAGATGAGTTTATGGATGCGCTGAAAGAAGCGCAACCGGAAACGTACAAAGATTTGGTACACAACTTAGTCAGGAAATGAGCGAAGTGTGTACTAAAGTGTGTACTTTGTAAACAAAATAGCGTAGATTCTAACGAATCTACGCTATTTTTTGTGGAGCGGCTGATGGGAGTCGAACCCTACCGCATTGCAAACCGTAGGTATTTTCTGCTTTTTATACTTTATATAATGCTACTTGGCATACTGCATTTCGGTTTTTGCTACCGTCTGAAAACAAAAAGTGTGTACTTTTAGTGTGTACTTTTAGTGTGTACTTTCTAAAGCGCTTCTGAAAGCTGCATCCAGCGCAGATGCAATCTTTTCTGCCTGCCCGTTTACGGAGTGGCCGTACACGCCGAATGTGTCCATGTTGCGGCTGTGGCCGACAAGAGCCTTGACTTGCCCCTCTGGAAGCACATTGGCGATTGACACAAATGTGTGCCGCAGTTCGTACAGGGAGACATACTGTATATTATTGTGAGCACAATACTTGCGCCACCATTTATAAAGAAGATGCTCGTCGGTTACGCCAAACACGCTTTTTTCTTTATTGGTGACTTCACGCTGTGCTTCCAGCACGCTCTTTGCCATGTCTGACAGTTCAATGGCGCGAATCGCATTGTCGTTCTTCCCAGTCGTGTGTTCTCCGTAAACATTGATTGCGCGTTTCAGATAGATGCAGCCATTTTTTACATCTTTCCATTGCAAGCCCAGAAGCTCGCCGGGACGCAGGCCCGTAAGCACTGCAAAGCGATATGCGTTTACATAGGGATCTACTATTTCCTTGCCCCGAAACATGGTCTTGTCGCTTGTCATGAGTACTGCCAAATCCTCCGGCTGCAATATTTTCTTTCTGGGCTTTGGCGTCCCCTCTGGTATGTGCAGCGCGTCTGGCGTAAATGTTGTGTACCCGGAATTTCTGGCGAAGCGGAAAAAAGAAGTTATATCTCCGTAAAGGTTCTGCAGCGTCTTGCGGCTCTTTCCTGCTGCTTTGGCGTTGTCCAACACAGCCTGCACTTGCTGCTGTGTGAGCGATTCAAGCCGTCTGTTGCCTATTTCCGGCTGAATCCAGATGCGCCATCGGCTTTCTTTTGGTCTGTAGTTGCTCTGCCCTGATATTTTAGAGGCCCTTTCCAAATACTCTGCATACGCGCTCTCAACAGTCTTCCCGCGCGTCTGCAAGCCTTTTTCCAGCCAGTCATCTGCTTTTTTGTTAGCTTCCCTCTGGCCAGTGCGACCCGGCTTTGCACTGGTAAATGTCTTGCGCACTCCGTTCTTCTGCACATTGATTTGCCAACGCCCGGCGCTTTCAATCCATTTTGCGGTATTTGTCCTTTTCATATTGCGGCTCCTTTTTTTGTGTGTTATAATAATGCCGTCAACTTTTTGTGTTGACGGCTCTTTGCCCTTGTTGGTGGTACGAACACCGGCAGGGGCTTTTTTTTAATATCGGATAAACCCGACAGACCCGATGCAAATGTCAACAATCAGTCGTGTATCGCAGTTTCTTTTTTGGCTATTTACATCCTCCGACAAAAAACATACTGTGAATGCAGTACAATTTTTGCAAAGGAGCGATTGAAAATGGAAAAGCTGGTAAACAAGCCGCCGTCCCATCATGGGAGAAAGCGGCAAAAAAGTGGTTGTCAAGTGCTGAAAATCCGATATATAGGACAGCAAAGACTTGACAAATGAGTAGTTTTGTGAAATTGTTGAAATACAACTGTAAGTTGTGTAAAATACAATTATTGGTTCTTGCTTTGCATCTTTTTCACTCTCTCAATATAAGAATCTCGTCTATCTGTGTAATACGGATTTTTTATTTTCTTTAAAATAGAAAGTGCTTTATCGTATTCGCCAATTTTTATATACAAGTCAGGCAAACGGAATGTCCATCCAGAACCATTTACCAATGGCCCGCCATTTTCCCAAATCTTTTCCCAAAACTCAATTAAGAATCCAATATCTTCGGTTTGTTCAAAATACGATTCTGCATATTTCATCTGTTCAAGCTGCTTGTCTTGCGCCTTTAGATCGCGCTGTAACTTTCTAATTTCTGGATCATCAGAAACGACATCTTCAATCCTTTTTGATTGCGTTTGTTTAACAGGAACAGGCTTTTGCGGTTTCGGCTTCAGAAAGTCAAAAAAGGCCATAGTATCACAACCTTATTTATTTTTGGGGGAATCTGAAATGAAAAAAGAACAGTTGACAACAGTTGAAAAAAGCACGATACTTAGTTTAAGAGAGCAGGCAAAGCGGCTTTTGCGAGAAATCCCGCTAAAAGATGCTATTGCAATTTGTAATGAGGTTATAAAGGAGACAAGCAATGCGGGATAGAATTGATGTCTACAACAAGTGCGACGACAGCGAGTACAGGAAGAAAAAGGATGAAGTCGTTGAAAAAATGCTGAAACTGATTGAAGTATCCGGCATAAACTTTTACGATGCGCAAAATTTGCCGTTAGAGCTGGACAGAGCTATTGCGGCCAGTGTAATTGCAGCACAGGGAAATACGGCGTTCCGCCCGCACAATGCCTTTAAGAGCCGGATTGATGATGCTCAATAAGCGCAGTTACGGCACCTTTTGCAATCGTTTCAATTACAGTAAGAGATACATTGCCCACCGCTGACAAGGTGGGCTTTATTTTTTCCTGCCACGCCTGCTGATTGGAAATTGACGCAATAAAGTCATGGCCTTTTGGCGTAATATATAGGATTCCGTAAAACTCTATAGTATTTAACTGTTTGTCAATGCGGTAGTCTGCCACGATATAGCCATTTTCAGCAGCCTGCAAGCAAGAATAAAACAAATCTTCCCGTGAATACCCTTTACCCTTTATAAAAGAGGATTTTTTCAGCTTGTCGGGATTAGAGCATTCAAACTCCATGCTGCATTTATCATTCAGAAACAAGCCGAGTTGCTCTTCCAGACCGAGCATAACATCTCGGACGCAATCAGGGTTTATCTTCATTGTTTTTTACCTTCTTTGCGATTGCCAGCGCAATTACCATATCAAGACCTTTGCCATCTAAAGTGCCAAGCCACTGATCGATGTCTTCATATGAATCGAGTTTTAGCCCATCGCCTTGTGCGGTGGGCTTTTCTTGTTGCGCCGAATCATCGCCGTATTCAAGATATGCGACTGTTACATTGAGCGCTTTTGCGGCATCGGAAAGTTTTTTGCGAGATGGGTAATTCAACCCTTTTCTCCAATAGGAAAAGTTTGCGGAAGTAATGTTTGCCTTTTTGTAAAATTCGCCTTTTTGCATACCAAGTGTTTTTGTCAAAACATCAATTCTTTGAGCGATTTCCGCAGCTCTCTTTTTTTGGTCATCGGTTATTGGTTTCATTGCAATATACGTCCTTTTGTGCATATATTGCACTATTTAATAAATGCTAAATAATGCTGTTGACTTTTAGCATAGCTTAGTATATACTAAATAATGCAAAGCAAAGCTAAGCCCCAAAAAGAATGAGGCTCTAAAAAAATTATTGTCTGTCGCAATTCAATAATAGCTTTTCTTTGCTAAGTTGTCAAGCAAAACTTAGTATTTGGAGGTGACAATATGCAGAAATACACGCAGTACAAGAGACTGCGGGAACAGGCAGGGCTTTCCGTGAAGCAGGTGATGGATGCGCTTCATGTATCTGATGCAGCTGTGTATTTTTGGGAGACAGGCGCAAATGCACCGAGTATTAAAAAGCTGCCCGCTCTCGCAAAGCTCTACGGCTGCACCGTAGACGATTTATTAAGAAAGGAATAACCAATGCTTATCTACATTTTTCTTTACATGATTGGTCAGCAGCTCAATATGGGTACTACCTACTGGGTTCTGTTTTGGGTCTGCCTGACCGCAAGCATTGTCCACTGCTTTTTAAAAGTCCATGGATACGGCTGTAAGTGAACTGATCGCAGAAAGAGAGGAGTGAGCGAATGAACAACATTCAGATTTTTAAGTACGAAAACAACGATGTACGCACGGTTGAGATGAACGGTGAACCCTGGTTTGTGCTGAAAGACGTGTGCGTGGTACTTGGGCTTGGAACTGTCTCTAAAGTTGCTGACAGGCTGGACGCTGACGAAAAGGGTATGAATCAGATTCACACCCCTGGCGGTATGCAGGATGTAACGGTTATCAACGAATCCGGCCTGTACAACGTCATCCTGCGCAGCGACAAGCCAGAGGCAAAGCCTTTCCGCAAATGGGTCACCAGTGAAGTCTTGCCCAGTATCCGCAAAAACGGTGGTTACATCGCCGGGCAGGAACAGCTTACCCCATCCGAATTGATGGCTAAAGCCCTGCTGGTTGCCAACAAAACGCTTGCGGAACGTGAGGCGAGGATTTCGGAGCTGAAGGTTCAGAATGCTATCATGCAGCCGAAAGCTGAATACTTTGACGAGCTGGTAGACCGCAACCTGCTTACCAGTTTCCGCGAGACAGCGAAACAACTTGGAGTTGAAGAGAAAAAGTTTATCTCTTTTTTGATGGAAAAGAAATACATCTACAGAGATAAAAAGGCAAAGCTGATGCCCTACGCCGATAAAAACAACGGATTGTTTGAGGTTAAAGAGTGCTTTAACGAGAAAACCAAGTGGAGCGGCACACAGACACTTATCACGCCTAAAGGCCGTGAGACGTTCCGACTGCTGTGCTTGAATGCTTTATAAAAAGGAGCAACCAAATGACACCTAAACAGTTTGTCACAATTGCTATCAAGGGCGCCGTGCTGGGCGGTGCGATATGCAATCTTGTTTTTACGCTCTACTTTGAACACTGGTTAAAAAGAGAGCGGGAAAAGGCCGAGCGCTTCGCCGAAAAGAGAAATTGCAGCGATTATTACCGATACAATGGCAATAGCGTTTGCACGCTTTGCACTGGCATCGGCATCCTTTGCATCCTGCTCAGCTTTTTGAGCACGGCGCTCCGCTAACTCTGCAAGGCGTTTGGCTTGTACGGCAGTTTCCGTTGATGCTTTTTCAATATTTTTCAGCGGAGTGCTTTCAAAGTCAATATCTTTTGTAAAATCTGGAATTTTTAAATCCATACTATTTTCCCCCTTTCGCACAGTATACAACTTCTTGATATGTGTTACAAGGAGATGATGAACATGGCAAACCTTGCTTTTACCGCTCTTATCAAGAGCAAGGGCTACAACAAGAAGCGCTTATCCGAAGAATGCCATATCCCAGCCGCAGTTATTTCGCAGCGCATCAACGGGCGCAGCCCTTGGGAGTGGAGCGAGGTCGGCAGAGTATGCCAAGCGCTGGACATTACATACGACGATTTTGCCCGCTATTTCCCATCCGGCATCGTAAGGCCCACGCCCAAAGAGCCAACGCGCGAAGAACGAGTAGACAACTTACTTGCCCAGCTTCGGGAAGTTCTTATTGAGAGGGCATAGCGCTGCACAGATAGGCGACGGCAAGGAAAAGCCTTGTGTTGATTGGCAAAGGCACAAAACGCGGCCTTGGGCAGTGGAGAAACAGCATCAAGGGCCGCTTTGAATGGGAGGAAATCAAAGAATGATGACCGAAAAAAAAACGCCGCCCCGGTGCACCACCACCGGAACGGCAAAAAAACAGAGCATCGCAAAAAGCTCTAACTGTATTGTATCACTGAAACGCGCCGCCGTCAAGCTGGCAATCACCGCAGATTTGGTGTTGCTGCTGGCCGCGCTCGGGTCTCTCAACATCCCCACCACCATCGTCGCCCTGCTGGCGCTGAATCTGCTGTGCGGGCTGTATCCAAAGGAGGCATCCAGCCATGAAGAAATTTGAACTGACCGCCGAATTTGTAACGAACGTTTTCGGGAAGAAGCTGTTCCGTATTAAGGCTCTCGTCGCTTTTGGCGACGTAAGCGCTGGCGAACTGGGAGGTTTTGTTGAAAAAGAAGAAAACCTCTCCAACAATGGCAATGCGTGGGTCTCCGGCGATGCGCGGGTCTACGGCAATGCGTGGGTCTCCGGCAATGCGCAGGTCTCCGGCAATGCGCAGGTCTACGGCGATGCGCAGGTCTACGGCAATGCGTGGGTCTCCGGCAATGCGCGGGTCTACGGCAATGCGTGGGTCTACGGCAATGCGTGGGTCTACGGCAATGCGTGGGTCTCCGGTAATGCGCAGGTCTCCGGCGATGCAGACTACGCCGTTGTTACAGGCTTTGGTCGCTGCTTCCGCGCGACCACATTTTTCCGCTGCAAGGATAAAATGCTCCGCGTACAGTGCGGTTGCTTTTATGGTGATTTGGCGCAATTCCGCGAAATCGTCAAGGAAACCCACGGCGACAGCAAATACGCCAAAGAGTACCTTGCGATTGCCGACTTGATGGAGCTGCATTTTTCTGATGAGGAAGAAAAACAGGAGGCCGACGAATGACTAGCTTCTGGGGGCATCAAGATAACCCCTTTCCGCCCGCCGAACCCCGCCGCCCCCGCTGCCCGGTATGCGGTGAGGAATGCGAAGCCATCTACTTAATCGGCACAGCAATCATCGGCTGTGATATGTGTTATAACCCTAACGACTTCCCCGGTGAAGATGTCCAAGAGGACGACCCCTGGGAAGATTGCCGCTGTATGGAGGACTACTAAATGACCATTGACGACATCAGCGCCCTGAAACAGGCGCACGCACTTTTGAAGGGTCGGCATCTTGCCGAGTTCATCCCCACCGGAAAGGGCATCAGCGCTTGCTATTTTAACGCCGTGCAGGCTGCCCGCCGCATCTATTCCGAGAACATCGGCGCATTTGTACCGCTTTTCGCAAAACATGAATACGGCCTGAACAGCACCTATTTTCTGGCAGACGGCATTCCGGTCTACTACTATGACCTAAAAACCCGCAAGACGGACACGGCCCTGCCGCCAGCCAGCTGCTACCGCATCCACCTAACGACAGAGGACAAGGAAGGAGAAGCAATCTGATGTTTAACGAAAAAAAATCGGAGTATTCGCTTAAATCCCGTCAAGAGGTCCCCGTTATCCAAAGCGCAAAATACATTGCAAGCCGCGACAAAGCATTAAAGGCCATCAACGATAGGCCGTACCTAAAAGAATCTGATTTCTGGATTTTAATGAACGAGACCAAAACCGGGAAAATGATGTACACCGGCTTGATTATCAGCCACAACGCCTGCTTGAAGATTAACGATAACATGCCGGAAAAAGACAAATTCAACCCGGATTGCGTATCCGTTGATAAATCTGGATATGGGAACTCTCTTGTATTCACCTACGCCAACAAGCAGCAGGGACTTTACGAAGTTGGCGAAGCATCTGCGCAGAACTGTAAGAACGCTTACCCTTACGCAATGGCATACAAACGCTTGTTTGACCGTGTTGTTTTGAAAATCTGTAAACTTGCGTTTGACGGCATCTATTCCGATAGCGAAGCAGATGAATTTAAAGAGCGCTATGAAGAAGAGCCGCAACCTGTCACAACAGCGCCAGAAGTTACCGCACAGGTTGTAAAGGACATGGCAACAACTGCGCTGAAAGGATATGCACAGCGAACCGGGAAGGACAACGAAACGGTTCAAACAGAAGCAAAAACCTTTATTGGTAAGTTGTTTAAGGACTTCACCGATGATGATTGGCGCAGCGTTGCAAAGGAGTTTGAACACAGGAAATGAAGCAGCAAATCTCCATCAAGACCGCCGTTGTTATCGGCAACACAATTACGCTGGAATGCTCCCCCGCTGACTGCGATAAAGCCCGCGCCGTTATTGACGAGGGCAAGCCCCTTGCCGCCGTCATCGGCACGGCCTCACAAAAGCGCAGCCTATCGGCCAACGCTTACGCATGGACGCTCATGAACCAGCTTGCCGCCAAAATCAACCGCCCTGTACTGGACATCTACCGTGATTTGATACGCGACATCGGCGGCAGTTCCGCCCTTGTCACCCTCCGCGCCGATGCTGCAAGGGCATTCAAAAACGGTTGGGAGAGCAAGGGCGAGGGCTGGCAGGTCCATAAGCTCGATGAAATGACCACCCCGCAGGGTACGTTCTACAACCTGCAATGCTGGTACGGCTCGTCTGTGTTTGATACATCCCAGATGAACCGCCTCATTGAACTGATCGTGCAGGAATGCCAGCAGCAGGGCATCCCCACTATGACCCCGGAGGAAATCGCCAAACTGAAAGGACTGACAGACGATGCGGAAACCAACGCGCAATGAATACGGCGTTCAGCTTGACCGAAACGGTTACGCGCCATCTATTATGCCAATAGATGGGTTTAAATGCTACAAATGCCAGCAATGGAAACCGACTGAGCGCCATGAAATCTTTTTTGGTAGTGGTAGCAAATACAATGGCAACCGCGATAAAAGCAAGCAATACGGGCTTTGGGTTCCTCTGTGTGCAGATTGCCATAGAAACGCGCCTGACGCTGTACATAACTGTGCTGCTACGCGGCTGCGGCTTGAACAAGATGGCCAGCGCCATGCAATGGCCTACTACCACTGGACGGTGTCTGACTTCCGCCGTCGCTTTTACAAAAACTATCTTGACTAAAGCAGAAAGGGGTCAAAATAGAAAAACAGTTTATTCCGTTGATTGAGCGTGAAACAATCATTACCTACAACGAGAAAGAAAAGACGGCCAACGTGTACACAACGAACAAGGCATTGTGCGCCAAACTCAAAGGCATGGCTTTAGAATACCCGGATTTGGTTAAATTCGTAAGAGAGCATCGTGACGGTGCACTTGAATACACTGTGCCCAAGAAAAGTATTAGGGTAAACAAGCCCATTGTTTTAACCGATGAACAACGAGAGAAAAGACGCAAGTTAATTAACTCTGCTAGAAACTAAAAGGAGCGTATGACTAACCTATGTTGAATGTTGTTGCTATTATTGGCCGTATGGTCAAAGACCCGGAACTCAAAACCACGAACAGCGGAAAGTCCGTCTGTTCGTTCCGCATCGCCAACGATTCCGGCTATAAGGATGCCAGCGGCCAGAGCCAGACAAACTGGCTCGATGTCACCGCATGGGGAAAAACCGCAGAGTTCATCTGCAAATACTTCCCCAAAGGTGCCCTCATTGCCATTGATGGCCGCTTGCAGACGCGCCAGTATCAGGACAATAACGGCCAGAACCGCACAGCCGTTGAAATCGTGGCCCAGAACGTGAGTTTCTGCGGCAGTAAGGAAGTACCAGCACTGCCCAGCAGAACGCCGCACAGCGCCCCGCAGCCCCCTCACAGCGCACGCAGGGCGAACCCGATGCAGACTACGCCCTCATTGAAGATGACGGCGATCTGCCGTTCTGAGGCGCGAGGTACATAGAGATGACAAAAGCCGAGCGCGAAAACGACCCCGCCGATACTTTTGATGGCGGTTATCACCTTTATGCCGAAGAAGTTCATAGGAAACGGGTTGCAAAAAATCCAGACAGAATTTCATACGCAATCAACCAGTTTGAACTGAATAATATCGAATTTGTTCTAAAAAACGAGCAAATCGGGCACTTCCATTGCAAAAGAAAGTCAGATGGAAAACTGTTTCAGTTTTGGGCTGGAACAGGCAAAATTCTTGGATACGACCGTTTGCGTGGGATTCACGCACTTATCAATTTGCTGTCGAGGTAAAACCATGAAAGAAAGAAAGCAGCCGAGCCAGCTTGACCAGATTTTAGCCGTGCTGGAATCCGGCGGCACACTTACCGCCCTGGACGCTCTAGAAGATTTTGTGTGTAGCCGCCTTGCTTCCCGCATCACCGACCTCAAACGGAAAGGCTACCCGGTAGCCTCCCGCATGGTCATCCGCCGTAACCGCTATGGTCGGCTTTGCCGTGTCGCGGAGTATTACATAGAGTGTTGAAAAATGGCTAACGATGGTTACATAAAGCTGTACCGCCGCATGATGAAGTGGGGCTGGTATACCGATACACCCACAAAATGCGTGTTTCTGCACTTGCTGTTTCTGGCTTGCTATGAGCCGTGCTACTACAAAGGCGTCCAACTAGAACCCGGTCAGGCCGTTTCCTCTATCCGTCAAATTTCAACAGATACTGGCATAAGTGTTCAATCTGTCCGCACTGCCATAAACCATCTAAAATCAACACAAGAAATAACACAGTGCGAACATGGCAAATTTAGCGTATTTACGGTAAATAATTACAGCGACTACCAATGTGCTAACACAGAAACTAACAAACAGGTAACACAGAACCAACACAGTGCTAACACAGACCCTTATATAAAGAAGAATAAAGAAGTTAAGAATACCCCCTATAATCCCCCACAGGGGGACGAGGGTGTGCCTGTTTCAAAGCGGTTTGTTCCCCCCACACCGGATGAAGTCAACGCCTATTGTCAGGAGCGCCGTAACGGCATTGACGGAAGTGAATTCTGCGACTTCTACACAAGCAAGGGCTGGAAGGTAGGCAGGAACCAAATGAAAGACTGGAAAGCCGCAGTGCGCACATGGGAGCGTAGCCGCCAGCAGACGGCCCCGCCGGAAAGGAAGTGGATTGATTGAACCCGACACCGGAACAATGCGTTATCGGCGCAATGGTCTACGCGCCGGACAGCATCCTCTACTGCATCGACCACCTAAGCGAAAGCGATTTTGCGGACGGTACCTGCGCCGCCACATTCGCCGAGATCAAATCCATGTACACAACACGCGGGTACTTCGCACAGGATGACTATGTGCTTATGAAGAACCGCGAGACCGCCGCGGTGTGTGCTGCATCGCTTTCTTCTATCAGCGGTTACCGAAAATTCGTTGCTGCTGTCAAGGATGCCTCTCAGCGCCGCAGAGCCGCCCGGATTGGCCTTCAAATTGCCGAAGCTGGAAAGAGCGTCGATGACATGCGCGGCCTGTCTGCGGCCCTCTCTGACGTTCTCACAGAGGACAGCGTCGATAGCCGCTGCATGACCGTTGCAGAGGTCGCAGGCAAGTGGCTCATGGAGCAGAACGACAAGACAGACCACAGCATCAAGACCGGGCTCGGCGCGCTGGATAGGCGCTGCTCTATCCGCCCCGGACAGATGGTCGTTGTCGGCGGCAGGCCCAGTGCAGGCAAGACCGCGCTCGGTTTGCAGATGGCATTGCAATTTGCAAAGGACGGCAAAAAGGTCTGCTTCTTCTCCTATGAGACAGACCAGGTCGGCTTGTTTGATAAGCTCATTTCCTGCTTTGCCCTTATCCCGATGGAGAAGATCGTCTTTAAGCGCCGCGCCCCGCAGGATGAAGAATACGCCAAGGCGTGCGCAACTATCAGTAGCCTGCCGCTATGGCTCATCAATGCAGGCGGTCAAAATGTCGCATGGGTATCGGCTACCGCAGCCGCCAAACAGGCGGATGTCATCATCGTGGATTATCTGCAACTGATTCCAGGCAGGGGCAACAGCCGGTATGAGGTGGTCACAAACATTTCAATGCAACTGCACACCCTCGCCCAGACAACAGGCCGCCTTGTCGTGGCGCTCGCCCAGATAAACCGCGGCGGCGTGGACGCACCGAAGGTGCAGGACCTCAAAGAATCCGGCCAGATAGAGCAGGACGCAGATGCGATCATCCTTTTGGGCAAAGGCGAAACTGAATACTATTTCTCCCTTGCCAAGAATAAGCGCGGCATCACAGGCGATTTGCACATCGCCTTTGACGGAAACTACCAACGATTTATGGAGATGACGGACTATGACTGATAAAGATTTTCTGCTCAAGCTTGCGTTTGCCGAGCTTGCCTATGCAACCAACCTGCGCAGCGCCGCTAAAGAGAAACTTGAAAAGGCCACTGTTATTATGGACAGCACGCAAAAGCACCTGAAAGAGGCCCTGCACGCCGATGAAGTATGAAATCATCACCTATTCCCGCTCTACCGGCGACATCACCCACTCCAAGCGCCTGTATTCCACACGTTGGAACGCCGAAGCCGCCCTGCGTACCGCAGGCTACACCCAAAATCCACGCCTGACGGAAATCTGGTACAGCGAGAAGTATTACGCGAAAGTAAAGGAGATTGTACCGTGAAAGTATTAGTTGCCTGTGAAGAATCGCAGACAGTCTGCAAGGCGTTCCGAGAACGCGGACATGAAGCGTACAGCTGCGACATTCAGGAACCGTCTGGTGGACACCCGGAATGGCATATTTTAGGCGATGCCCTGAAAGCAATCGAGGGGGGGCAAATCGTAACGATGGACGGCAAGGCTCATGATATAGGCAAGTGGGATTTGCTGATTGCACACCCGCCTTGCACTTACTTATCGAACGCTGGCGCAAGGCACTTATGGAAAGGCCATGAACTACAGTCCGACAGAGTCATGCTTGGCATTCAAGGCAGGGACTTGTTTATGCGGTTTTGGTGGGCTGACATATCCCTTATATGCGTTGAGAATCCTGTTCCATCAAAAGTATTCTGCCTGCCGCCGTACACGCAGGCCATTCAGCCGTATCAATTCGGCCATCCTTACACCAAAAAAACCTGCTTGTGGCTCAAAGGACTGCCACCGCTTGAATCGACAAATGTTGTGGAGCCTGTTGCTACATGGTGTCCGAGCGGGAGTTACAGTCGCAAACATGGCGAACAACATAAAGGTATGTTTACTACAGACAGAGCTAAAAACCGTGCAAAAACATTTCCGGGCATCGCCGCTGCAATGGCAGAACAGTGGGGCAATTTATGATCCAAAAATACATTATCTCCCTGCCCCCTATTACCAAAAAGAACTCCCAGCAGATACTTACCAACCACCGTACCGGAAAGCCGTTCATCGCCCCCAGTAGGCAGTACAAGAAGTACGAACAGGCCGCTATGTGGTATCTCACCCCAAAGCCGAAAGCCCCGCTGTCAGGCCGCTACCGCGTCGCCACGGTATTCTATATGCCGACCCGCCGCAAAGTAGACCTCACGAACTTAATGGAGGCTGCCCATGACACCCTTGTCGCCGCCAAAATCCTTGCAGACGACAACAACACCATTATCGCCAGCGTGGACGGTTCCCGCGTGATGTACGACAAAGAGAACCCCCGCACCGAAATCTTTATTGAAGAATTGGAAGTGTAACCCATGAAAGCCAGACTTCATCCCACCCCGGCCATGCAAAAAGCCATAGACGCCTATGCAGAATCTAAAATTCAGGGCATCCAGAGCCGTGCGCAGGAAGCTGTCATGAAGGAGCGCAACGATATTGCCACCCGCGCCACCTATCTGTGTCTGCTGGCGTGCTATCAGGTCGGTCTTTCTCCCCGCACTCTGAAACGGATTCAGGATGCAATGACAGGCCCCGTTGCTGAGAAATACAACGAGTACCGCAATGACCAGCTTGCAGACCTTTGGGCACAGGTAACACTACATGGCATCGGCATTGATGCCCCTAAAACGGAGGAACCGCTATGAAAATAGAGAAAAAAATTAAGCTGTGCCAAAACTGCGGGGCAACACCAGTAACAGGCAGGCAAATTTATTGCGACGAGTGCCGCAGGATGCTTTCTAACGAGCGAGATAGAGAAAGAAAGCAGAAAAAGAGAATCAAAGATGCCGCGTTGCTTCACGGGCTCGTAAAGCCCACTGAGCAATGTGTCCGCGAAGCAGCCGCCCTGGGCCTGACCTATGGGCAGTATGTAGCCCGCGGGCTGGATAAGGAGTGATTGTAATGGGATTTGATATTACAGTCAGCCGCTACGATGTTGGAAAATGCCCGCACTGCGGCAAGCCAATCAAAGGCACAATGCAAGACTATGAGTATTCCGGCGGACGTGTCTGGAAAGAGTATCTCGAAAAAATAGGCTATTATGTGCCTTATGAAATCCGCGAGAAAGAGCCAGAACGCGATTTTTATGGAAAAGATATGACGCTCACATCCGAACAGGCAAAAGACCTTGTAACTTTTGCAAGAGAACACGATGTATTCGGTTGGGTAAGCATTAAGATGCTGGTCGATTGCGCCATAGAAAACGGAGATTTTGTGGTTATAAACGCAGATTGGTAAGGAGTGAGACTATGGACGCTGTTGAATTTTACAAATCAATGAAGCGCATGTGTTACAGTGGTGAAATGTGTGAAAAATGCCCTCTATATAATAATTTCAGCGAAATGGGAAGTGTTTGTGATGTACTATTGCACATCACAGATGAGAAGGCTTCCAAAGTTAAAAGCATCGTTGAACAATGGGCAAAAGGCCACCCCGTAAAAACAAGAAAAAGTGAATTTCAAAAAATGTTCCCGAACGCGAACATGTACAGTATTACAACTACTTTTTGCACTGCGCATTTTGACAAAAAGAAGGCGTGCGAGGTAGGCGTGGCATCTGAAGAAATGTGCGAGAAGTGCAGATACAAATACTGGAACGAGGAGGTTGACAACGAATGGACGCTGTTGAATATGTGAAAACCCTACGCAGGCTGTGCAAAAGTAAAGAACGTTGTTCTGAATGCAAGTTGTACAACAAAAAAGGTGGCTACTGTATCGTTGATACAAACGAATACGCGGAAAAGGCTGTGCAGATTGTTGAGCAGTGGGGAAAGGAACACCCTGTTAAGACCCGCCAGAGCGAGTTCTTGAAACGGTTTCCAAACGCAAAAACAATGGGAGGAGTGATTGCGATTTGCCCAAACGACATCGACAGCACATACAGAAACATGGAATATTGCGACCATAGCTTTTGTGAAGAATGCGGTAAAAAATATTGGAACGAGGAGGTAACCGACAATGACTAACATCACAACCCTACGTCCAGGCGAGCACTTTATGTTCAAAAATTTTGAATGGGTCTGCCTTGACCCGAACCACCCTGACGGCGGTGTGCTGGCCATTATGGCAAAGCCGTGGGCAAAAGATGTAAAATTCTGCCCAAGTGATAAATTTGCCGATGAAAAAGGCAACCGGAATAACTACCGCACAAGTAATGTGCGTGGGATTCTATCTGATATGGCGAACGCTTTTTTCGAGAGGAAAAGTCTGTTGTCGCATACCGTTGACCTTGTAGCCAACAACGGCGACCGCGCCTATGGCACTGTCGAAGACCTTGTGTTCCTTATCACCTGTGATGAGTACCGCAAGTACCGTGAGTTCATCCCGCACTACGATAGCTTGATTTGTACTGCAACGCCGTGGTGGTGCGGAGACAGGGACACGGGCAACACTTCCCTCGTTCGCGTCGTGCGCACTACGGGGCAGTTGAGCTACTACAGTGCGTATTGTAGTGTTTCCGTCGTCCCGGCTTGTATTCTCAATCCCGCATCCCTCAATCTGCGCCAGAGCATAGCATATGTAGAGGAGGTATCAGAATGAGCACAACAATAGGCTGCCCGATTCCGGGCGCAAGCCAGCCTAAAGAACCGGTACGGTTGATCGACATTAAAGAAGTCTTACAATATGACGGCGCACATTTCACATGGTCTGGCGGCAGGAATTGCCTTTCTGAACAGAAAGCGGCCTTTGCGCGTGGTTACGATGCTGGGATGAAGTTCATCGTGGACGAAGTCAAGAAAGCACCTACCATCGACCCTAAATCCCTGCGGCTTACGGCGCATTGGATAAAACGAGGATATGTTTGCGGAGAAAATGAGTATGAATGTTCTGCTTGTCACGAGACAGAGTGGAGAACTAGCGCGAGCCGTATGAAGTATTGTATGTTCTGCGGCGCAAGGATGGTGAACACAGATGAAAGTCTATAAAAGCCCTTGGGTTAGCTATGAAAGCTATTTTGTTAAAACAGGTGAGGAAGGAATTATGACAACTGGATATTCTGTTGAGCTTTTGAACGGAATTTGGATTGTTGTAAAAACGACATATGTAACAAGAGACATAAAAATGATGCCTGTGGCTGTCGAAAATAATATTGACTTAAAAGATGTGTTCAGGGATGCAATACTTTCTGCTGTGCATAACGCAAAGGATGGTGAACGCAGATGACTAAAATCGTTGCATTTTTTGAAATTTTTATTTTGCTGACCTGTGCAGTATATTTAGTTTTTCGCGTGGCAAAGGTTATCGCACAGAAGAAGCCGCAAGAACCGGAAAAAGAGATGCTATGCGATACTTGCGAGCACCTTGTACGCAAGGGCGGAGACATAGAGTTGAGAAAATACAAATGCGAACTTGAACTTGTGAGTTTTTGTAAATCGCCTGAGTATTTCCGGAACTACGAGCAAAGAGATGAAAAGAAAGAACCCACGGAGGTGAACGCAGATGACTGATTGGATAAGCGTTAAAGACAGGCCGCCGAAGACGGAAACAGAGGTTTTAATCTATGCAGAGATACGACGAGATGACAAGGTTATAGGCCATGTTACCACTACCGCTATATACGAGGATGGAACTATCCATACAGGAGAAAGTATCTGGAATTGGGACGACATAAATTATTGGGGCACTTACGACGAAGAAACCGACGATTACATCATCCCCGAAGGCTGGTGGGAAGAAAGACACTATAACGACGATGATACAAGAAATCTCCAAGTCGATGATTTTGTCACCCACTGGATGCCGCTGCCCGAACCCCCGGAGGTGACCCCATGACCATTATCCTTGTTATCGCCGCCGTCTGTGTTTACGACCTGTGCGGCCTGCTCGCCGTCCTGTACATCAACCACACAGACCGAATGGACACCGTAGACGGCGCAGACAACGTTATTGTCCTTATTTTCTGGCCGCTGCTGGTCGTAACCCGCATCGGCATTGCATGTTATAGAATCATAAGGAGGCTTCTAAAATGACTTCTACCCCAGGAGGTGACCCCATGACAAAACAGCAACAAGTTGATGAATACGCCCGCGAACATCTTTGCGCGACGTGCGAGTGGAAGAATGGCGATATTTGCACGCTGCCGCGCTGCATGAAACTGGAAGAGAGGAGATACAATGACCAGAGAAGAATTCAACCAAAAGAAAGTGTGGCTATGGAGATACCAACGCAGCAGGAATCATGAACGACAGCTGCGCCAGCAGATACAAAGCGAACGTGAACGGGCAACAGCGACCACTAAAGCATTATCCCCCGTGGTGGTGTCTGCTGGCGGTAAAAATAAAATCGAGGATGCCGTTTGCAGAATCATGGAGCGTCAGGAAGCTCTATACAAGCAGATTATTGAAACCGAAATGCAAAGGGAAGAAATCGAAACCGCAATAAACTCTGTTCAAGACCAAATGCAGCGGGACGTTCTGCGGGAGCGGTATATTGTCGGCACCCCGTATTGGTGGAAAATTGCGATAAATCTAAATATTTCCGAGCGATGGGCAAAGAAATTACACCGCGCTGCAATTGAAAATCTGTGCACTCCAGTTCACTTTTAACCTGCTATTATAGATATGCTGGATGATGTAGGAACGGGACAGCCTACGGCATGGCTAAAATCTCTTTTCTTTACCATTTAAATTCTCCTATTCATAGCTGGCAGCCGGGAAAGACCGGCATTTTATATGCTGCATAGCCGATTCTATCCACAAAGAATAAGGGAGCCGCGTTCCGAAGCAACGGCGCGGCAAAGGTGCAAGACCTATGTGCAGTACCAGAGGTCGGGTAGCGCCCGAACGATGTGAGCGTGTATGGCATACCTCACCCAGAATAAAAATGCCTGCTGAAAACGATGCAAGTCGATAATCTAAGCGGGAAGCCTACCATGCTGGATTAACTCAACTGGTAGAGTATCTGTTTTGTAATCAGACGGTTCGGGGTTCAAGTCCTCGATTCAGCACCAACGCCGATGATGCTGGTAAATAGGCAAGTGCAAGCGCATTCCGTTCCCAGCTAGGCAATCCCCGCAAGCCTACTGACAGTGCGCAACTGCGGGGCTTTTATATGCCATCATAGCTTAATGGTAGAGCAACCGTCTCGTAAACGGTAGATGCTGGTTCGATTCCAGCCGGTGGCTCCATGCTGGGTCGCTCCCACCGGTGAAAGCCCGGCGCAGGAAACGCGATAGATAACCTGAACGCTGTAAGCAAAGCGGCAAGCCGATTAGGAGCGCGGCGCGATGGCAGGTCGCAACGGGACTTCGAGAGCCTGAAAAAGTCTGCCCCACATCTGCTTGCGCGGACGCTGTTACTTACACCGTTGCGCGTTGTGGCACCCCTTTAATCAAAGCAGAAACCGCGACCAGCGGACGGGATATAAATAACGCTGGATTACGTTGCGGATTTGCTCCCCGCAACGGGTGAGGTCGGCACAGCATACACCGACAGGGCGGGAACGCGCTTTTCCTCCGGCGCAAAGGGGTTTGGGGGGTATAAGCCTACACAAATTGTGTGGGCTTTTTGTGTTGTAAGGCGAGGTGATAAAGTGGCATCAAGAAAAAATCCGGTGGGCGCGCCACCTAAATACAGAAGCGTAAAGGCAATGCAAGAAAAGATTGATGCCTACTTTGAAGCCTGCAAAGGACAACCGTTCTTAGACGATAACGGCGAACCGATGCGAAATAAAAACGGCTATATCATCTATGACGATAAAAAGCCGCCTACTGTGACAGGGTTGGCGCTTGCACTTGGGTTTGCATCAAGGCAGGCGCTTTTGAATTACCAAAACAAACCAGAGTTCAATGACACGATTACGCGCGCAAAGACCCTTTGTGAACAGTACGCCGAAGAAAGATTGTACGATAAAGACGGCTCCGGCGGCGCACAGTTCAGCTTGCGAGCAAATTTCGGATGGCAGGATAAGCCGGAACAACAGCAGGATAGCGAGGTGCTAATCATAGATGACTTGTAAGATATCCGGGATTGTTTCCCCTTGTTTCTCCGAAGTCCACCGCGAAATCAAGGCAGGCAATGTAAAAGAGCTTGTCGCAAAGGGCGGACGCGGCAGTACAAAATCCAGCTATATTAGCATAGAGCTAATTTTGCAGCTGCTAAAGCATCCGCAATGCCACGCGGCGGTTTTCCGCAAGGTCGGCAACACACTGCGCACAAGCGTTTATGCTCAAATCGTCTGGGCAATCAATGAGCTTGGCCTGCATGACCATTTTCGCTGCACTGTCTCCCCTATGGAATGCACCTATTTGCCAACTGGGCAAAAGGTGCTTTTTTTCGGCGTTGATGACCCAGGAAAGGTAAAGTCAATCAAAGTGCCGTTTGGTTATATCGGCATCTGCTGGTTTGAAGAACTTGACCAGTTTGACGGGGAAGAGCAAATCCGAAACGTGGAGCAGTCCTGCTTGCGCGGCGGTGACTGGTTCATCACGTTCAAGAGCTTCAACCCGCCAGCAATGGCACGGAACTGGGCAAACGGCTACGCACTGAAAGCCCGCGATGGAAAGCTAATACATCATAGCACCTACAAGACAACGCCAGCAGAATGGCTCGGGGAGCGGTTTCTGGCCGATGCTGAATACTTGGAGCGCACAAACGAAACGGCCTACCGACACGAGTATCTGGGCGAGGTTGTCGGCAGCGGCACAGCGGTATTCGAAAACCTGAAAATTCAACCAATCACAGACGAGCAGTTGAAAACATTCGACAGAATCAAGCGCGGCGTTGACTGGGGCTGGTATCCTGACCCATGGGCATACAATGCAATGCACTATGACGCAGCGCGGCGCACGCTGTACATCTTTGATGAACTGACACGGCGTAGAACCAGCAACAGGGACACTGCACAGTTGCTTTTGGATAAAGGGCTGACGCGCGAGGATAAAGTATGTGCGGATAGCGCCGAGCCAAAGTCCATCGCCGATTACAACAAGTACGGTGTGAAGACATTCCCAGCCAGAAAAGGGCCAAAGTCTGTTGTATACGGTACAAAGTGGCTGCAGATGCTTGATGCTATTGTAATAGACCCCGTGCGATGCCCGGACACGGCAAAAGAGTTCAGCGAGTATGAATACGAGCGGGACGGCAAGACGGGGGAAGTGCTGGAAGGCTACCCGGATTTGAACAACCATCACATTGACGCAGTGCGGTACGCGATGGAAAGCACAGCGAACAAGGCGGGAGACACCGCCGAAACCAGATACAAGAGCATTTTCGTGTAAAGGCGGTGAGAAGACGTGAAAACATACCAAGATTTTGTAGCGGTTGGCGAGGACGAAAAGGCCCGCATGAGTTTCATACTGGGTGCAATTAATGAGTATAAGGCCGACCATAGCACACGCCTTGCAGCGAACGCCAACAAGTATTACTACGGCGAAAACCCTACAATCAACAAATACGAGAAAATCATCTACGACATGCAGGGAAAGGCGCACCGTGACATGTACACGGCAAATCACAAGATCGCAAGCAAGTTCTTTGGTTTGGTCGTAGACCAAGAAGTTTCGTATTTGCTGGGCAACGGCGTTTCATTTCAGGAGCCGGAGACAAAAAAGGCGCTGGGTGCGACGTTTGATGAAGATATTATGGACGCTGCCCGCCATGCTTTGATTGACGGGCAGTCCTTCGTGTTCTGGAATCTCGACCATGTGCAGGTGTTTGCAGCAGAGGAATTTGTTCCTCTGTACGACGAGGAAGACGGCTCCATTAAAGCCGGAATCCGTTTCTGGCAGGTGGCAGACAATAAGCCGCTGCGCGCCACGCTGTACGAGCTTGACGGCTACACAGAGTATCTAAAGCCCAAAAGCGATGATATGGCGATTCTCAAGCCGAAACGCGCCTACAAGTTGAAGCTGCGCACCAGCGAGGCAGACGGCACAGAAATTTATGACGGTGAGAATTATCCCGGATTTCCCATTATCCCGCTGAAAAACGGAGAGCAGGCCCACAGCGAGCTACAGGGGAGACAGAATACCATTGACGCGCTCGACCTTGCTAGCTCCAACATGGTAAACAACGTTGACGAAGGCAACCTGATTTTCTGGGTTCTGACCAACTGCGGAGGCATGGACGAGCAGGACGATACAAAGTTCATTGAGCGTCTGAAAACTACCCATGTCGCCCACGCTGACGGTGACGAGGGCGCAAAGGCCACGCCACAGAGCATCGAAGCTCCGTTCCAAGGCACGCAGGCGACTATTGATATGCTCACCAAAAAGCTATACGAGGACTTTCAGGCCTTTGATTCTGCCGCTGTCAGCGCTGGCAACCAAACTGCAACGGCCATCAAGGCCAGTTATGTGCCACTTGACCTGAAAACGGACAAGTTTGAAAGCTGCGTGACGCGCTGCATCAAGGGCATTTTGGCGGTTGCCGGGATTGATGACGAGCCAACATACACGCGCAACCAGATTATCAACAAGCAGGAAGAAACGCAGACCGTGATGCTGGGCGCGGAATACTACGATGATGAATACATCACAAAAAAGCTGCTGACCATTCTCGGTGACGCAGACCAGTACGAGGATTTGATGAAGCGAAAGGCGGCAGAGGAGGTAGACCGTACAATTACCAACCAGCCACCTAACGAGCCGCAGAACCAGCCGGGAGAAGGAATGAACGGCAATGGCGAAACCTGATTATGCCCACAGAATGACCGACGCCGAGCTTGCACAGCTTGAACGTCGCATTTCTGCTATATACCAACAGGCAGCAGACGAACTGTCAGACACGGTAAACGCTTACTTTGAGCAGTTCGAAAAGCGAGACGCCGCCATGAAAGACAAACTGGATGCAGGCGAAATTACAGACCAGCAGTACAAGCAATGGCGGCTTGCGCAGATGGGCAGAGGCAAGCGTTTTACGGCGCTGCGGGACAAGGTGGCAGAAAGATACACCAACGCCAACGAAACGGCTGTGGCATACGTCAATGACGCAACGCCGGGCATTTACACGCTCAATCGCAACTATGCCGCATACAAGATTGAGCAGGTTTCAGACAGCGCAGACTTTACGCTGTGGGATGAGCAGACCGTTAAACGTCTGATTGTGGAACAGCCTGACTTGATGCCGTACTACCCGCCAAAGCGTGCGTTACAGCGCGGCATTGATTTGAAGTACGGCAAGCAACAGATTACAGCCAGCGTGACAAGCTCCATTTTGCAAGGCAAAAGCATTCCAAGAATGGCAAACGACCTGAAAAGCCGTATGCAGAACATGAACCGCACGAGCGCCATCAGAACGGCACGGACGGCGGTCACGGGGGCGCAAAACGCGGGGCGGCTAGATACTTATCGTGCCGCACAGGATATGGGCATAAAGCTCAAAAAACGCTGGCTGGCAACGCTGGACAACCGCACACGCCACGCACACGCAATGCTTGACGGCCAGACAGTAGACGTTGACAAGCCGTTCAAGGTGGACGGTTACGAGCTTATGTATCCTGGAGACAGTTCCGCACCGGGTTATCTTGTGTACAACTGCCGATGCACACAGATTGCAGAAGTTGACGGCGAGGACACAAGCAGCGGCGGCAGACGCGCCAGAGACCCCAAAACAGGTGAATGGGTGCTTGTAAATGATATGACCTATACAGAGTGGGCGGGGTGGAAAAAAGAAGAAAAACGTGTTATAATAAAGCCACACACAGAGGCATACAAAAACACCATTGAAAGCGTGAAGGCAGACAAAGTTGAATATAACCCCGTAGAGAAGCTAAAGAATGCACTTTCGGAGTCTGAAATTATAGAAAAGATTTCTGGAGGCGATATGACAAAAGGTTCGTGTTCTTCCCTTGCTTTTGCCTATATAGGAAATAAATGCGGACTTGATGTCACAGATTTTCGCGGTGGTGCAAGCCAATCCGTTTTTGCTGCAAACGAAACCATCAAAGCAATAGCTGGCTTAGATGGAGTACAATCAAGAATTGTTACCGTTAAAAAGGAGATTGAGGGCGCAGTTCAAGTGCTAAAAGGCATTGAACAGAACAAGGAGTATTATCTTGCTGCAGGGCAACACGCAGCCATTGTGAGAAATACTGGTAAACGGTTTGAATACTTGGAACTGCAATCCGGCACCAATAACGGGTGGCAGCCATTTGTTAAAACCACGCTGAGAGATCGCTTCGGATGCAGGAAAACTCAGCGAACCTTTGCGGGAACAAAGCTTGATAGCCGAATTATTCTAATGGATGCAGATTCCTTTAAGGGAAATGACGAGTTTAGAGAAATTCTTGGATACATAAACACGAAAAAAGAAAATCAAATGAAAGGAGCCGCAGGAAGTGTCAAGTAGTTGGTATAAAAAAGAAAAAAACGATTCTATTTGGTGGAAAGACACTGATACAGTAGGCGAGTTTGTTTTTTCTTTTGACTGCAAGAAAGAGTTTAACCTATTTGCGGATTATCCGAAAAAATTAACGGAAAGCGAGAAACAGATTTTTGATGCTGAAAACCCTTTCTGGGCAAATTTTTTTAAGGATAGGCAATAAAATCCGAACTTGAAAGGTAAGAGGTATGCGTTATGAACCCAATAAAAAGATTTTTAGGGGATACATCAAGTGAAAAGTTTACAGCTTACGACACAGACGATGAAGCAAAAAAGCACATATCTATGTTTGGATATGATGATGTAATTATTACAGAAGATGACATCGAAAATCTTCGAACTGGGAAAACGCTGGTATGCAATATTATGGATGAATATAGCGTTGTTATGCGCTTAGAAAACGATGCAAATCACACTTGAAGACCACAGCGAAGAAGTCCTCGCCGCGATGGAATCCGCTTGCCAGCGGGCGCTGGAAAAATGCGGGCTTGTTGGTGAAGGGTACGCAAAAAAGCTATGCCCCGTAGATACTGGCAATCTGCGCAACAGCATTACCCATATGGTAAACGACGGCGAAAAAGCTGCATATATCGGCACAAATAGCGAGTATGCAGTTTATGTGGAGTGCGGCACGGGCGTTTATTATCCGGGCGGCAAACAAACGCCGTGGGTATATCAAGACGCAAAAGGCGATTGGCATCTGACACACGGGCAACGCGCAAAACCGTACATCAAGCCCGCAGTGGCAGACCATGCCGCGCAGTATAACAGAATTATCGAACAAGAGCTGAAAGGCAAATAAGCCTCTCGGCTCTTTTTATTGGCATCTACCGCATTTGCGGCAGGTGCTATTTTTATACGCAAAAACAGCGAAGCACAGCTGTTTTGAATAAATAAAACTCAAATGGCGAAGAACCGCCACCGAAGAAAAGGAGAGAACCCACATGGCAAAATTTACACGCGCTGAAATCCGTAAAATCATTGGCGAAAGCTGCACTGACGAAATTGAAAATCAGCTGGTGGCGCTCCATCTGGGCGTTGTTGACCCGCTGAAGGACGACGTCACGCGGTATAAAGCCGATGCAGAAAAGCTGCCGGGCGTTCAGAAGGAGTTGGATGACCTGAAAGCGCAGGGCGACGGCGGCTACAAGGCTAAGTATGAAGCAGAGCACAAGGCTTTTGGGGACTACAAGGCCAACGTAGACGCTGAGAAAACAACGGCTGCCAAAGAAAAGGCGCTGTCCGACGTCCTGCTGAAAATCGGCATTTCTGAAAAACGGATTTCCTCTGTCGCACGCCTTGCAAAGGGAGACGGCCTGCTTGACAAACTGGAATTGGATGACAAGGGCGCTATCAAAGACGCAGCTGCACTTGAAAAGAGCCTCAAGACCGATTATGGCGAGTACATCACCAAGAGCAGCACCAAAGGCGCAGACACGTCTACTCCCCCTGCAAACAACGTAGGAAAAGCCCTGACTCGGGAGGACATCTATAAGACGGACGATAAGGGCCGCTATGTACTGTCCACCGCAGAGCGTCAGGCTGCGCTTGTAAACCTCATGCAAAACGAATCTGACGATTAAGAAAGGAGCCAAAATATGGCTGCAAAAACTAACCTGACTACCGCCGCCCAGATTACTGTCAACGCCCGTGAGGTTGACTTTGTCACCCGCTTTGGCAAGAACTGGGACGCACTGCGCACCATCATGGGCATTATGCGCCCCATCCGCAAGGCCCCCGGCACGAAGCTGGTATCCTATGAGGCCACTGTTGACGGGACTCTGGCTGGCGGTACGTCCGTTGCCGAAGGCGATGAGATTCCGCTGACCAAGATGAAGGTCGAGCCCAAAACCTACGGCGACATTGAGATTGCCAAGTATGCTAAGAGCGTATCCGTTGAGGCAGTCGCCAAGTACGGCGCAGATGTTGCCGTTGAAAAGACCGACGAGGCGTTCCTTGTCGCCCTGCAGAACAAGGTTCTGGGCGACTTCTACACCTTCCTGAACACTGGCTCTCTGGCTGTAGCTGCTACCACTTGGCAGCAGGGTCTTGCTCTGGCAAAGGGCAACGTGCTGGACAAGTTCGCCAGCATGGACCGTGATGTTACCGAGGTTGTCGGCTTTGCCAACATTCTGGACTTCTACGGCTATCTGGGCGACAAAGAAATCACCACGCAGACCGCCTTTGGCTTGACCTATGTTCAGAATTTCATGGGTTATTCCACTCTGTTCCTGCTGCCCGCAAAGTACATCGCCCGCAACAAGGTCATTGCCGTCCCTGTTGAGAACATCGACCTGTACTACATCGACCCCGCCGACAGTGATTTCGCCAAGCTGGGCCTGAACTATACCGTCGAGGGAGAAACCAACCTGATTGGCGTGCATGTTGACGGCGACTACAGCCGCGCAACTGGCGATATGTACGCTCTTATGGGCATGAAGCTGTGGGCAGAGTACCTGGACGGTATCGCCGTTGCCACCATTACGCCCGCAGAAACCCAGAGCGCAAAAACTGCCAAGGCAGCACAGTAAAAAAGAGGGAGTGCAATGCTTGAAGAATTGATGAGGGAGTGCCGGAACTGGTTTGTCACACAGAATGGCGTCCATCTGGGCGAGTTCAGCATCAAGGGCGGGAGCATTGCGCTCCCTTTTTTGCGTGCCGGACAGTATTTCCGCATTTTGGGCAGCGTTCTGAACGATGGTGTGTATCAATACGGTAACTTCTCGTTGAGGGATGAAACCTTTGACGGGGCTATCTGGGCCATGGCCGTGCCTGCCGAATTTCTGCACCTTGAAGAAGAAATCAAGGCGTGGCGCACGCAGTACGAGAACGCCGCAAATAGCCCATTTCAAAGCGAAAGCTTTGCGGGGTATAGTTACACTAAATCTACTGCGGGCGGCAATACTGGCAGCTCTGTGACGGGCTGGCAGGGCGTGTTTGCTTCTCGGCTGAACAAATGGAGAAAGCTATGAGCCTTTTAGATGATTTTTCGCATAGCTGCATCATCATGGACAAGCTGACAAAGCCTGACGGAGAAGGCGGCTATGCTACCGAGTGGAGAGAGGGCGCCGAGTTTGCGAATTACGTTGCACTGGACAGCAGCCTTGAAGCGCGGCAGGCCGAAGCGCAGGGCGTGGCCAGCGTGTATACCGGCATTGTGCGGAAAGATGTGCCCATCGAGTACGGCAGCGTGTACAAGGACGTGACGACCGGGGCATATTTCCGGGTCACGAGCCGCCCGGAAGAAAAGCAAGCCCCGGCAAGCGCTTCCACTATGCTGAACGGCCTAAAAAGTTTTACGGCTGAACGATTGCGGGAGGGATTGCCTACATGACAAAGGGCGCTGCATTACAGCAGTTTTTCGGGCAATTTATGACCGCATACGCCAGCAATGCTGTGCCGGATGACGCTGTACTCCCATACCTGACATATGATGCTGTGTTTGACGCATGGGGCGGCGGGGCGGTATCGCTGACGGTCAACATGTGGTTCCATACCACGAGCGAAGCGGTGCCCAATGCAAAGGCGCTTGAGCTTTCGGACGCGCTGGGCATTGGCGGCGTGACGCTGCCGGTAGATGGAGGCTTGATTTGGTTAAAACGCGGCTCCCCGTTCTGCCAATCGCTAGCAGATGACACAGACAAAAACCTAAAACGGCGGTACATCAACGTGACCGCCGAATTTTTATGCCTAAATTGAGGTGAAAGCATGAAATTTACTCGTATTCCTGAATCTGCGTTTAAGGAACTGGTCTTGAACGCAGGCTATCTTGCAACTACGTTTGACCCGACTGCCGGTACTGCGCCGGAAGAAAGTGCGCTGCTGGGCGCCACGACCGGCGGCATCAACTTTACGGCTGTGCCGAGCTTTACCGACTTCGGCGAGGATATCGACAACTGCCCCAAGAACATGAAAGAGCTGAAGCAGATTGAATCTTGGGATGTCAAGTGCAGTGGAACTTATGTTTCGGCATCCCCTGCCAATGTAAAAAGTATGCTTGGCGCAGCAGATGAAACAACCACTTCCAAGGTTTCAAAAATCACGCCGCGCAACGACCTGAAAGACAGCGACTTTACCGATTTGTGGCTGCTGTGCGATTATTCCGACAAGCACGGCACTACGAATGGCGGTTTCTGCGCCATTCACATGCTGAATACGCTGTCCACCGGCGGTTTCAGCTTGCAGACCGGCGACAAGGAGAAAGGCCAGATGAGCTTTGAATACACGGCGCACTACTCCATTACAGCGCAGGACACTGTGCCGTGCGAGGTGTATATCAAGGCCGGAGAGGATGAAGCCTAATGCGAATTTTTTCTGAACTTAGCACTGACGAAGCGCTGGAAGTCGTTTTGCAAATCGCGCAGCCCATCACAAACCTGATCGATGATGAAGCGCTTGTGAAAGAGATGCAGAAAGCGATGCCGAAGGGCGAAACGACCCGTATTGCAATGCAGCGTTTTGGCCTTGCGAAAATTGTTAAGCTGCTGAACATTGCGTTGAAGCAGCACCGCGAGGATGTGTACGCAATTCTTGCTCCGTTCAACGGCCTGACGGTGGAAGAAATTGGCAAGCAGAATTTCCTTATCACCTGCAAGCAGGTTGCTGACCTGCTAAACGATAAGGGATTTGTTGATTTTTTCAAATCGTATCTCGGTGGCGGGCAGAACAAGTAATCCCTGTACTGCTGAAAATGCCGAAACTGAGCGCAAAGGCGCTTGTGTCGGCGCTGCCTTACGCTTTAAAAGCTGATTTTGAAGAACAGCTGTACAAGGTGTACATGACAGACAGCGCGTGGAGCCTTGTGGTGTCTGTGACAGGCGTAAAGGACAGGCCAGCGAGATATATTGACATTATCCACCCGCCCAAAGTGGATACGCGGACACCGGAACAGGTGCAGGCAGATTTCAAAGACTTTGCGGCGCGGCATGGGTTGAAAACAAAAGAACGGCAGGAGGTGAGCGAGTAAGTGGACGTATTTGACCTTTTCGCAAAAATCACGCTGGATTCCAGCGAATACGAGAAAGGCTTGAAAAATGCGAAAAGCAGCGCAAGCGGATTAACAGGACTGTTCGGAAAGGTTGGTTCAGCCGCTTCAACAGTTGGAAAAGGCATCTTTAACGTTGCTACGAACGTTGCGAAAGTATCCGTTGCCGCTACTACGGCAGGCGCAACAGCAATTTCGGCGTTGACAGGACTTGCAATTAACAGTTATGCAGATTACGAGCAGCTTGTAGGCGGCGTTGAAACGCTGTATAAAACTAGCGCCGATAAAGTTCAGCAGTATGCAGCCGATGCGTATAAAACGGCTGGACTTTCTGCAAACGAGTACATGAACACAGCAACAACCTTTGCAGCTTCGCTTGTGTCTAGTCTGGGCGGCGATACGGAACAAGCGGCAGAGCTTGCGAACACTGCCATTTCGGATATGTCAGACAACTCAAATAAAATGGGCACGGCGATGTCTTCTATCCAAGATGCGTATAACGGTTTTGCCAAGCAAAATTATACTATGCTTGATAACTTGAAGCTCGGCTATGGCGGCACAAAAACCGAAATGCAGCGTCTACTTGATGACGCAAACAAGCTGAACGCCGCGCAGGGAAACTATACCAATTACACCATTAACAGCTATGCGGACGTTGTAAGCGCGATTCATGATGTTCAAAACGCAATGGGCATTACTGGTACGACCTCTAAAGAAGCATCAACAACGATTCAGGGGAGTGTAAATGCTACAAAATCCGCATGGTCAAACCTTGTAACTGGAATTGCCGATGATAATGCCAATTTTGGGCAACTTATCAGCAACTTTGTGGATAGCGCAACTACAGCGGCAAGTAACATCATCCCCCGCATAGAAGTCGCCCTGAACGGTGCTGCTAAGCTGATAGAGAGCCTTGTCCCTCCCATCATGGCAGAGCTGCCAAGCTTGATTGAAACCGTTCTGCCGCAGCTGGCACAATCTGCCGTGAACATCGTGCAGACGCTTGTTACGGGAATCAGCGCAAACGCGGCGCAACTTATTGATTCGGCAATTCAGATTATAACTGTGCTGGGAAACGGCATCTATCAGATGCTGCCAACCGTTGCACAATCTGCCTTGCAAATCATCTTGACGCTGGTTTCAAAGCTGAATGAGAACTTGCCGCAGATGCTTGACACTGCCGGACAAATGCTGATTGCGTTTGTAGAGGGCGTTTCGGAACACTTGCCGGACATTATGCTTGCTGCTGCATCTATCGTGGAGACCCTGCTGACTTACTTTATAGAGCATTTGCCTGACATTGTAGAAGGCGCAATGCAGATGGGCAACGCGGTCATTGATGGCATTATTGACGGCATCTCGGCAGCTTGGGACGGCCTTGTCAGCTGGTTCAATGGTTTGTGGGACAGCCTGTTTGGGAACCGCTCTGTTAATGTGGATGTCAACAGTAGTGGCACAACCGGTGGCCGTGCAGGCGGCCTTGATTATGTCCCGTATAACAACTATGTTGCCGCCCTGCATCGCGGCGAGATGGTGCTGACAGCTGATGAAGCGGACAGCTACAGACGCGGTAAGGGCAGTGGCAGCGGTTTTACCCTGACGCAAAATATTTACGCAGCAAAGCAGACACCGGTTGAACTGGCAGCAAGTACAGCTGCGTATTTCCAACGGGCGAGGTGGGCGTTATGAGTTTTTTAAGCAAGACTTTCAAGTACGTCAATTCGCTGGGACAGTCTATCGTGTTTGACTACACGCATGGTTATCTTATCAGCAAGCCGGATGGCATTGATACAATTTCTGTCACTGCCAATACGGCGCAGGGTATCGGTCAAGTAGGCGCTACTGTACAATCTAAGGCCATTCAGGCGCGGCCTATTACCATCAACGGAAAAGTTATCGGCGACAATGCGCAAGAGCTGAAAGACGCGCTTATGACAGTTGTACGGCCTGACCTGACCGGGGTGTTATATGCCGGAGACTGGCACATAGACGTTATTGTAACGGCATCGCCCACCATTGGTGCATCAAAACGCGGTGCGCCGTTTCAGCTTGGCCTACTTGCCCCCTACCCGTATTGGGAAAGCGGCGAACGAAAAGCAATGCAGCTGCGCGGCGTGCAAAAAGGTTTTAAATTCCCATGGAATATCAGCAAAACGTATTATTTCGGCAAAGCCATTGTGCTGAAATACATTGTTTTGCAGAATTTTGGGCAGTTTGATGTGCCGTTTATGCTGGAAATCAATTGCGTCGGCGAGACGGCAACAAACGTAGGCATTGAAAACATGCTAACAGGTGAAGTGCTGCGGCTGGAAAAAACGCTTGTGGAAGATGAGCGTGTTGTTATCAAGACATCGCACGGAAAAACAACGGTGACAAGTTCTAAGGACGGCGACTGCCGGGGCGCGCTTACGCTTGAAAGCACACTGTACAGAATTCATACGGGCTATAATGCGTGGAAGCCCACTGCGGACAGTGGGCTTGAAAACGTTGAAATGAGCGTTTCGTTTGCGGAAGAAAGTGCGGGTGTAACGGTAATATGAGATTAGAGCTGTTCTCCCATGACCTTAGTAACCGACACGAAATCACGCACGCAATCAGCAGCGAATTCAGCGACTACTATAACGATGTGGGAAAATTTACGGTAGTTTTGCCAATGGATGATTACAACATCGGGATAGTGGAGCTGGATGCCGTTTTGTACATTGTAGAGCGAAGACTTGCGTATACGGTGGAAGAAATACAGTTCGATTGCGATAACAGCGAAATCACGTTGAACGGGTACAGCCTGAACAACAAACTGAACCGGCGTGTTATTGCGGCAACTTCCAGTATTGCCAACGTGGAAACGGATGTATACAGGGTTATTACTGCCAACCTGCGCGGTCTGCCGGTACTGCTGGCAGAGAAAAAAGGCTTGACAGAAACCGTGACAGCAACAGAGGTGTACGGGGATGAACTGTTAAACTGCATACAACCGATTTTGGCAGATGCCGGGATTGGGAACCGGATGGTTTTGGACTACAGAGCCAAGACGGAAACGTTTGAATTGTATAAGGGTGTTGACCGCACAAAGGGATTAGACGCCGTGCTGTTTGTGCAGGAACGCGGAACAGCGCCCGGGCTGATAGTTGACAAGGACATTTCTGAATACAAAAATGTGTGCTACTGTGAAGCGCAGTACAAAGACGGTACAAAATTTGTAGTGCAGGCTGGCACGGTTAGCGATTCAGAACGGCGCGAACTGTGGGCGAGCTTCAGCGGAGATAGCCAGCAGGATGGAGAGACAAACTCTGCGTTTCAGACGCGCGTTAAGCAGTATGCGGCGTTACAACTAGGCAGTCATTTGAACCGCAACGGATTTTCGATTGACGCTGACGGTGACGAGCTTGGCAAGGCATACAATGTTGGCGATTTGGTTTGGTGCGTTTCTTTGCGGCTGGGTGTAAAGTACAAGGCAAGAATAACGGCAGCAAAGTATTCACAGGATGCAAACGGATCAAGCGTCAAGCTGGTTATTGGCGACCCGATTTTAACAGTTTTGAGGTGATAAAGTGGCAGAGATCAAAAATTTTCCGAATAATGTGGATGAATATATCGGAGCCGAAAACGTGATGAAATGGCTGCATGGGCGTTCCAGCGGAGTATTTGGCGCGGATGGCAATTTAAGTGTTACCGCAAACGGCGATATGACGGTAAGCGTTTCAGATGGCGTGGGCTGGCTGGCGAACGACAAAGCGGACGGCACAGTTTTTTGGAATGATACAAAAGAACAGACTGGAAGCGAGCTGCAGCTGACAATCCCGTTGGCAGACCCCGTCCTGCCACGTATTGACAGGATTGTTGTTAGCTGGGACACGGTGGATTATGCGTCAAAGCCGCGCATTGAAGTGCTAAAAGGCACGCCAAATAATGCACCTACCGCCCCGGAACTTACAAACAACACTTTGAAACGGCAAATTTCTTTTGCGCGTATTGACGTTGCAGCAGCGGTAAGCAGCATTTCTGCGGAGAGCATTACGGATGAACGGCTTGACCCAGATGTGTGTGGGCTTGTCACGGACTGGGTTAGCGTTGATACTACCACCATGCAGGCGCAGTTTTCCTCATTGCTGGAAAAGGTAAAGACCGAGCTGGCGCAACTGCACGGTGGCACAGCAATGATGACAAAGGCGCAGTATGACCCGGCTGGTGGCGGGTTAAATATCTGCGTGCAGGAATATGAGTGCGTAAAAAAAGGAAGCGTGTATGCTCTGACGGGTGATGGCGCAGTTGGACGGTTTAAAGTCCCCGCCGCGTGGAGTGCGGGCGATACATGGACGGTAAACGGCAAGGCTGTACCTGCGTATTGCGGGGCGGACGCGGCGGACGGGGACTGCGTTGTGACCGGGCGCTGGGTGCTGTTTACCTATGACGGGAACCGGCTGGATTTTAACGGCGGCGGTGGATTGAATGCTGGAAAGCTGGCACAGGCCACCGCCACGGAAGCGGATGTGCTGGCGAATTCTACGTTTTACGCTTCCGGGAAGGGCCTACGCACCGGCAATGTGCCGCGGCGCGGGGACTGGGGCGCGACGATTGCACCGGGTGAGTCGGTGACGGTGCCGGACGGAAAGCACGACGGCGGCGGTAAAGTGAGCGCAAAGGCGCTGAGAACGGTCACCATGAATGTCGCAAGCTGGCCGCACGAATATCCCGCAATGGAGTGGCATTATACGCTGACAGGCGGGACGCTTGTCGGAATCGCGTCGCTTGACGGTGCTTCCGACGATGGAAGCACTAACATCGTGGGCCGTATCCGAATCGTCGGGAATACCATTTATGTTGAAAACCGACAGGGCGGCATTCCTAACCGAAATATCACGCTGATTTACTACTGATTTTTGGAAGGTGCATGATGGTACATACTTTAAGGCTTGACAACTACTCCCCCACCCCGCGAAAGCTGGTGCTGGGGACTAATTCCAGCTATGGCACGGAGAGTATCAAGATTGAGCGCGGGGCCGGGTGGGACGGGTTGAATCTCACCGCCACGTGGCACATCCCCGGGCGGGAAGAGCCGCTGCGCGTGGCCCTGCTGGATGGGGATGTCATGGACGTGCCGCCCGAGGTGACGAAGGAGGCCAAGGATGGCGTGCTTGTGCTGGCCGGGATGGCCCCCGGCGTGCAGCTGGCGAGTTGTAACGTGGAGTATCATATCCTTGAACAAGCGGGCATATACGGCGGCTCTGCATCCGAGCCGACGCCAGAGCTGGCGGCGCAGGTGCTGGAAGCTGCCTTGCAGGCCAAGGCGGACGCGGCGGCTGCTAAAGCCAACGCGGACAAGGCCCAGGCCGATGCCGAAAAGGCACAGCAGGCGGCGGAGAATGCTGCGGCGGATGCTGCCAAGGCCAAGCCGTATGCAGAGGCCGCGCGGGCTGCCCAAGAAGCGGCAGAGTCGGCCCGGGATAAAGCGATTGCCGCGCAACAGGCGGCGGAAAATGCGGCTGCTGCCGCGGCGGCCAGTAAGAGCGCAGCGGACACGCTGGCGGCGGAGGCTGCCCGGGCCGCACTGGCGGCGGAGGAATCCAAGGCGACGGCAAATGCTGCGGCCAACCTGGCCGGAGAGAATGCTACAGCTGCACAGCAGGCGGCGGAGAATGCTGCGGCTGCCGCTAACTATGCGGGCCAGAGCGCCAGCGACGCAGCGGCAAGCAAGGCAGCTGCCGAGACCGCGGCCAAGGCTGCCCAGGACGCCCAGACTGCTGCGGCGGCGGCCAAGGCGGAGGCCGTAAAGGCGCAAGGGACTGCGCAAACGGCGGCCAAGAGTGCGCAGGATGCCCAGGCGGCTGCCGAGAAGGTCCGGGACGATGCCAAGACCGCCCAGAAGGGCGCGGAGGCTGCCCGGGATGCGGCGGCTAAGAGCGCCGAGGCTGCGGCGAAATCCGAGGCAAACGCCAAGCAGAGCGCGGACACGCTGGCCGAGAGCGTGGAGAACGTAGTGGCGAACACGGCGGCGGTGGCCGAACTGAAACAGCAGGTGAAGAACATAACTCCCGATGACAGCGCCATTGGCGACAAGCCGTGGAGCAGCAAGCACATCATTGATATGCTTTGCCCACCGCTGGAAGAAAGC